TAGCTGGGCGGCCTGTGGAGGCGGAGAATACGCCTTGAGCGTCACGCTGGTGCCATTGCTGCTGAGCACCATCTGGCGGCCCTTGGCGCTGATCTGGCGGCGGCGGGAGGTTGTAATCCAGCCCATTACATCAGCTCTCCGCGAAAGTTATCCAGCAGATCAGCGGCAGCCTGTGGCATGCCACCAGTGCCCGAGGCACTATTCCAGGTTGTGGAGCCCACGCCCTGCACCGTTTCTGATTTCATGTTCGGATCCCGGCTGCCGCCCAGAAAGAGAGCGGAAGCAGTCATGAGAGCCGCCTGGCTGATGACCCTGGGCAACGTGCCTGGTTGAACCACATTGTTTGCATCGACCGAGGGCGGCACGTATCCGGCCTGAAAGGTGATGCCGTAAAGGCCCGCCCGCCAGAAGGGATGCCGCTTTAACGGCAGAGACAGGAGCCCTGCCCTCTTGTCCAGGATAAGGTCTGCGACCTGATCCGCAGACCAGTCAGCCCCGTTATGGGAAACCGTCTTGATCTCCGTGACCGGCACAACACCCAGCACGATCTCTTCAATCCGTTCTGAGGGACTGAGACGGAATTCCTCAGTCCACTCTCCCGACAGGATCGGACGGCCGATATAGGCCAGCACCATGCTGGATGCGGTCAGCAGCAGGCGCTCAAGGCGCAGATCATTGCTGCTGTCCGTGATGTCCAGATCCGCCTTCAGGTCCGCGACAAGCGCCAGCGGGACATCTGCCGTCGGACCGTCAAGGGAAAGGCTTATCATGGGCTTTTCCGTAATCAGCCGCCTGCTGTGCCAGGCATGACCAGTTTCTTGATCGGCTGGGCCGCAGACGGCAGGCCACCACCAAAGCGGGCATATCCGAAGTAACCGGTCTGCAAATAGTCCGCATACCGCTCATTCAGACGCACCACGGAGACCTGTTTGACCATGCGGAACTTGTAGTTCTTCAGGTTGCCAAACAGGATGGGCGTGGCACCGGCCGCAATGTCCGGCATGCTCTCATTCACCTCAATCGGGTAGCCTGCAAACGTATCGGGCATACCGGTGACGAGGCTCGGAACCCACAGCGGACGGCCTTGATTATCCTTCAACAGGTGCAGGGCCTTGGTGCTGTTGTCATTCATCATGAACACGGCGCCAGAGCGGTAAGCCCGGTTGACGCTGTGGATCAGTTCCACAAAGTCATCATACACCAGGTCTGCGGCCTTCGCGGTTGGCCCGGCTGCTGCGGCTGTCAGAACACCCTGCGGCATCCCTACCCCGGTGCCGATGGTCAGATCATCCGCCAGTGTGCGACCGAACGCAGTGGCAATAGCCGTCCGGATGAAAGCATCCAGATCCATGAAGCTGTCCTGCATCAGCGTCCAGGGCACCAGAATGGCGTCCGTCGCATACAGGAAGGCTTTCAGGCTGACCTGCCCGAAATTCATATTCCCCTTACCGACCTGCTGATTCTCGCCAATGATCTTGGCGCGGCGGGATGTGTCATCATTGGTCGGCCACGGGAGATCCGCACCAGTGCCACCCGTGATTTCATCAAACAGATTCAGGGCCGTGAAGTAGTCCTTCAGGGCAATCAGCAATTGTGCTGCAAACGCAGGCGGGACGAGATAGCCGCCACCAGGGCCTGTGCCTGTGCCCATGTCACCAGCGTTCTTGAAGTTCGCCTGATAGGCCTGAACACGCTGCATGGCGAAAGCGCGATCTTCGCCCGCAAGAGCATCAATGCCGCCACGGAGCCACGCGACGAACACCCGTTCATGGCGCTTCTCGTCTTCTTCCTGCTCATCAGGGCTGGTGCCATTGTTTTCAGCACGGGCTGCAATGCCTGCGGCCAGTTCCTTGTTGGCCGCATCCACTTTTTCAATACGGTCAATCTGGCCCTTGATCTGGTCCGCTTCAGCCATCATGGCGTCAAACTGGGTAACCTGCTCGGCCGTCATGGTCTCGCCGTTGGCCAGAGCGCGTGCGTCTTCAATCAGCTTCGCCCGTTTGGCGCGCAGTTCCTTGGATTTCATCAAATTGTCTCCGCTGAGGGAATGAGGGTGAACTGTCCGGAAAATCCGGAGAGTTGGGCGTCAGCTTTCGGCTTCGGCCAGACGGACCATGCGGCGGCGCGCTGCAATGTCCGGCACGGAAAGGGTGTTGGCTGGCGGTGTCGGCTGGTGCTCAAACACACCGTTTTTCAGGGTAGGCTGGGCCTTGTTCTGGCTGGCATCCAGAATGGTGTCGATGAACCCGGCATCCTTGGCTTCCTGCGCGGTAAACCATGTTTCCGCGTTCATCATCTGAGTGATGGCCTCCGGCTTCTGCCCGGTTTTATCGGCATACAAACTGACAAGCTGACCGTCGATCTTGCCCAGAACACCGGCCGTATCCGTCATGTCGCCCTTGTTGCCAACCACCACGCCCCAGGCGTTATGGATCATGAGGAAGGCATTGGGAGCCATGCTGATGGTGCTCCCAGCGAGCGTGATAAAAGAAGCAGCAGAGGCCGCGAGACCATCCACCACCACGTTTACCGGGCCATCATGCGCTTGCAGGGCTGCAAAAATTGCCAGCCCGTCAAACACATCTCCGCCAGGGCTGTTGATGTGCATGTCAATGGGCCCCGGCCCTATTGATGCCAGGATCTGGGTAAAATCCTTGGCCGTGATGCCCCATAACCCGATCTCATCATACAGATAGATGATTGCTGCCTCATCCGCTGCTGCACGTGGCCGCATATCAAGTTTCTGAGGAAGTCCCGTCTGGGCATACGTCAGCAGCGCGCGGTTGGAGAACCGTGCTGCTGGTGAATGATATCGATACATATGGCCTCATGTTTTTTGAGGTGGTGAAGGCCTCTGTGGCTGCGGATCTGGCGTCTTGCTCGCCTGTTGTTCGAGCGGCACGTTGGTGCTGTTCACCAGCACCGTGTCACCGCCTGGAACGGCTGGCAGGTTCCGCTTCTTTCGGCTCTCGTTAATGGTCAACTGGCCGCTGCTGATCTGCTGCGCCGTGACGGCCGCCGCTTTCTGCGGATCCATGGAGAGCAGGCCATCACGGTCAAACTCCACAAAATACGGCGTGCCCAGAAACAACTTGGCATTGAGTTCCCCTTCAATGCGCTTCAGATCCGCATCCAGGGTGAAAATCAGATACGCCAATGTGTTTTCAGAAAGGCCGGATCCCCACGATGTGGTTTTATCCGTCTCATTCAGCAGGTGCAGCGGCACGCCGAAAAACCGGGAAATATCGGCAACCTGATAGCGCCTGGCCTCAATGGTTTGCAGATCCTGCGGACTTAACTGGAACGGCGTATATTTTGCCCCGTCATCCACAATGATGGTGCGGCCCCATTTGGAAACGCCTGAATAATTGTTCTCGATCTGCGCTTTCATGCGGCGGAACGAGGCATCATTCATTTTGCTCGGCACCTGCATCACCCCGCTGGGGAGTGCCGCATTCTGATGCAGGCGGCCGGTGCGCTCTTCCATGGTCTGCGCCAGCCCGACTGATCCGCGTGCGAAGGACTGAATGCGGGAAAGCCCCTTGATCCCATCAAAGCCCGGCCCCGGTATGTGCAGCATATCACCCTGCAAAACCGTTTCCACCCGACCATCCAGATGGGTGCAGACGTAGAAATTCACGCCAGGCATGGACGGGATCCGGACAACCTGAACCTGCCAGGGCATGAAGGTTTCAAACCCGATCACACGGGCGGCACCATCATACCGGATGGCGCTGTAATGGTTTCCCCACAACAGGAGGTTGAGCCCCCAGAGTTCCCGCCAGGAGAACGCCGTCAGGGATCTGCCCGGATAGGGCATGACATTCAGGAGCGGAGCCAGCCTGTGCCTGGTCGCTTCTTCCCGCTCCCCGTTGTCCTTCTGCTTCCAGATTTTCAGCGGCAGTCCCGCGATCACCCCGGCTTCCAGCGTGACGCAACGGTAAACGGCGGAGCATGCCATGGAGGTGGTTTCCCGCACCCGTGGCATCCACTCCTGCCCGCTCCCAGGCGCGCCAAGAAAATCCTCCCAGCTTGCGATATCGCTGAGCGGTGTTGTTGGATTTTCCGGGTTGCCCGCATTGCTGAAATGCGGCTCCTGCCGATCTGCGGGTGGTGCAGGCGCGCTACCGAACAGGCGGTTCAGGAGTCCCATAGTTCCTCACGATCATAGATGCTTCTGGTAGGAGGCTCCGGATTGCGCGCCATGCAGGAAACGGCATCAAACAGGGCCATCAGCGGATCAATCTTCTTGCCGCCCGCCATCTGCTTGGTGATTTCCACGTTGTTCCCCTTGGCCTGCGCTTTGGCATTCCCGACAGCCCACGCCATGATGGGGCGGTTGCCATGGGAAAACGTGCCGTCAGCCAGCTTGCGCTCCAGCGTCTTGATGGCCCCGGTCATCTTCCAGCCCTGGCTCACCCCGACGATGCGGTCCTGCTCAATCCCCTTTGCATGCAAAGCGAACACGATTTCAGCCACACCGGCCGGATCCAGACCGATCAGGGCCAGCTTGTCGGTCTCGTCGATCTGCTCAATCACATCCGCCAACTGCTGGTTGTCTTCGCGCATCTCCTGGGTGATGACGAGATCCCCCTCTTTCTGGAAATCCAGATAGCGCGGGGCCTCTTCCTTGCGGTGCTTCAGCACGTCCTTGAAGACCCAACTGCGCTGCCAGTGCAGCCAGTCCTGGCTTTTCGCGTCCCGGCCCAGAACAGCCAGAGAGAGAAAGTCATCCAGACCGCCGCCGTCGATACCGCAGACAATCACGTCCGAGCACTCCAGCAGCAGTTCCAGCGTGACCTGCGCATTCCCCTGGCGCTCCCAATACTTGGCTCCGGCCCAGGCCTTTTCCCGCAGGGACATGCCCACCTGGACGTTCAGGTGCTTGGCCATCCACACGCGCAGCACACCCTCCCCTGCCTCTTTGGCCTGGGCGTATTTGTCACGCAGGAACTCTTCTGACACCGACACGCCCAGATTGGGGTTGGTCATGTACCAGTTGTCCGGGTTGTGCTGGCCGTTCTTATCCAGAACCTTCTGCGGAAATTCATAGATCACCGGCAGGAAACGCGGCGCCACGATCTTCCCGTCTCGCACTGAGCGGGCATAGTCCAGACGGCTCTTGAACACCCCGGCCGGTTCTTCATCAGACTGGGTGCTAAGATAGATGACAAAGCCTTCCGGACGGGACGCAATGCCGCCGGTGGCTTCCATCAGCATGTTTTCAGCCGTCGGTGTCTTCCCAAACTCCCACAGCTCATCGACCAGAATGCCGGTGGCCTTCTTCCCGACAACCGAGGATCCGTCAGCCGCCACCACCTTCAGGGTCGCACCCGTTTCCAGGTGCGTGATGATGCGGGTGTAATCCTGCACATGGAACAGGGCTTCAAGATCCGGATCAGCCCGGATCATATCACGGGCGGGCTTGAACGCGTTGTCCGCGGCTTCCTTGGTGGGTGCCAGAATCAGGAACTCAGCCGACTGCCGCCAGTTCAGGATCAGCACCGTCAGCATCACACCGGCCGCAATGGTGGACTTGGTGTTTTTCTTGCTGACCAGCAGGAAGAACTCGGTAATCAGACGGGTGCCGGTATCCGGGTCATATGACCCGAAAATGGCGGCCGCAAAATCCTTCAGCCAGTCCCGGCAGGACTCCCCGATGGTCGGTTCGTGCAAAACGTCCACGATCTTGAGCGCATTGAAGACCGACATGCCCTGCTCGGCCGCCACCGGAAAAAGCGGCCTGCACGGCACAAGGCTTTCGCCTGCCGTGATCCGCTTTTCCCAGTCCTTGCACGCCGTGCTCCAGACCGGCTTTCCGCTCTTGTCTGGCGGCGTCACGGCCTGCTTGCGTGCCCTGGTGGCCGGAGCTTTTTTCTGAGTAGCCGCTGACTTTTTGCGCACGGCAGGCGCTGTCTTGCTGGGGGACTTACTTGCCATTGTTCACAACCAGTTTGGGAGAGGCCATGCGGGCAAACCTGCCCTTTGCAGCCTTTTCGGCCGCCTCCTTCCGTTCTTCCTTCACGCCTTTCTTTCCCGCCTTCCCTGCTTCCATCATCTGGATCTGCTTCAGGGTGCGCAGCGTCTCGGCCCGGTCTCTTGTGCTGATAGCCTTGAGCATGGCCTGCTTGCGGCGGTCGCTGCGATCTTCAGCCGTTTCTTCCTCAATGGCGTCCGCGATTTCGCGCAGGTAAGCCGTGGCATCCTCCAACTCGCCCACAAGGCGCGACGCCAGTGCGCTGATCCGGTCATTCAGGTGATGATCGGCACTTTCCTGGGGGATGCTGTCCTGTTTTGCGGGGGCTGCGGGCCTGGTGCGCGCAGGTTGGTGCGCACTTTGCGGTTTAGTGCGCACTTTGGAGGCATTGGTGCGCACCCATCCCTCAGCCTTGATGCGCTTGCGTATGGAGCTTTCCGCAACGCCATGCTTCTCCGAAAGTTGGCGGTTTGACTGGGCTCCAGCGCGAAAGTCAGCTTCAACCGCTGCCCAGTCGATGCTTGATTTTCTGGCCAAGACAGTCCTTCCCGCGCCCCAAAAGTGCGCACTTCAAAACTCAAAATCGGAAAATTTTTCACGCGTGGGACGGGCGCGGTTACGCCCCTATGCGCCGGGCGAAGATTTACCCTCCCCCCCATGCTCCACGCGCATGTCGCAGATCACCAGATTCGGGCGTTCCGTTCGGCCCGCACGGTGGCCGTTTTGGCCGTGTGACAGGATCCGCAGAGCAACTGCACGTTGCGTTTGTCCAGCTTCGCGCCGCCGTCCTTCAGCTCCACGATGTGGTCGCCAAAGAGACGCGTGCCGCTCCGCCCGCAGCGTTCGCAACAGTTGGGCCTCTCGCGCTTGATCTCAGCCATAAGAGCCCGCCATTCAGGGCTCGTATAAAAGCTGTCAGCACGCTTGGGCGGCTCCTTGGCTATGCTGGTATCCAGAACACCGACAAGCGGCTTCAGGCAGCTTAGTGAGGCATGTTTGCGGCTCATGCTCACAACTTGGCCATGTCGAATGGCACAAGCTCCCACTTGCCTTCCACGCTACCGCGACGGTGCAGGCGCACATAGTCCTTCGTCACGTCCAGGCGCACGCTGTCAGAAATGGCGTTCATGGCGCGCAGCCACCGTTCATCCTCAATGTTCAGACGACGGAGCCCAAGGATCTTGCTAGCCTGGAGCTTGCCCTGCTGACCAACGTCAAAGGCGTCCATGACGATAGCTTCAAGATTGGGGTTGCCGCCCTTGGTCCACTCTTTCAGGCATTCATCAATGATGGTCTTGGCCGACTGAATTTCCGGGCCGAACGAAATGCAGTTGCCAACCGCAACCGTGACGCGGAGCGTACCATCGTAACTGGTAAGCGTGACGTTGCCTTTCTCGCCGCCGATCTTGGTCGCGTACTGCTCCGCCACCAGTTCAAGGAACGCATGCACTTCCGTGAAACAGGTCCGCTTGAATTCCAGCATGAACTGCCGGATCGGTTCACCCTGAGCATGCAAACGGCGCACAAGATCATCCTGTAGCTTGTCAGATGGCCGAACGTTCGCCTCTGGCACCAGCCGCCCGCGACCGTCCCGCATGTAACCGTCAGGCACGGTTGTCATTGTCGTTCTCCGTCATTGTCTGATGTGCCCGCGCTCGTTGCGTCAGGCGAGAAGATCCGCGCCAACGGTATCCGCGCTGGCGTGGCTGTAGCGTGTTGTCGTGGCGAGCGAGCTATGCCCAAGCTGGGCCTGCACCCAATGCACGTTTTGCCCGGCATCCAACTGGTGCGACGCGAAAGCGTGGCGCAGCCAGTGGGCGGACGCATCCGGCGCAAGCCCTGCCCTCTTTGCGGCCCGCTTCACCACGCGATGTGCTGCGCGGATGTGAAGCGGGCCGCCATCGTGGCCGGGGACAACAGGCGTATCCGGCCCGTCATCAACCCTGAGCGCCACGAGCTCTTTCCACAAAGATGCCGCGACCTGGACGTGCCGGGTCTTGCCGCCTTTGCCGAAAACCGTTGCGATTCCGCCAGACTGGCGGCGTGTCATGTCGCGCCAACGCAGCGCGCAGGCCTCCGAGAGCCTCACGCCGGTTCCATACAGCAACGCCAGCAAACCATGACGACGGGGATCAGCCTCACCCGCAATCATGGCGAGCACCTGCGGCCGCGTGAGAATGCGCTCGTTCAGACTGTCCCTGCCGCGCTCCAGGCGAAACGCCATTCCCGCGTCATGCGGAAGGAAGTCCAGCTTGTGGCCGTAGGTCAGCAGAGACTTCACGGCGCTGAGCTTCCTACGCCGCGTGCTGTCTGATGCATCGCCCATGCTGTCATGCCACACCTGAAGATCCTCTAGGACAACATCAGCCATGGGCTTGGCAACGAAACGAGCGAACGCTGCAACGTCCGCGCGGTAGGCCCGCACGGTATGGTTGCTGCGGTTATGGAGCCACGTTTTGACGAGCGGAATGTCTGCCCTGTTGAGACCGTCATCCGGGGCTGCTGGCGCGGCCGATCTAGGCTGATCACCGCTAACCATTTGATATTCCTAAATTATAGGGTCATTTCCAGATCTCAAAATGCGTCAGATAACTGCCGTTATCTGACGGGTTTGAGGGGGTATCTGCGGGTTATCTGACACATTGTCCGGTAGGCACTGTCAGATAACTCCGCGTTATCATGACGCTTTTCAGTCCGATGGTGGACCGCCGACCTTCCGGCCGCGGCTCCCAAAAATCGGGCGGCAAGTTGACTTGATGATACCGGGTGGCAGTTGCTCACCTACGCGGGAAACGATCTCTCGACGGATGGCCTCATCCACGCGCGCCATATCCTTTCCACCGAAACGCACACTGGTGGTTTCGTTAAGCGGTTTCAGACGCGAAAAAATTTCGTGTGATAGATCCGCGCAACGTGCTGCTGTCATACCAGGCCCCGCAAGCGGTGGTACGGTCACATCAGCACGATGACGCGGGAGGCTTGCAGGCCGAAGCGGGACAATAACTGCACCAGCTTTGGAGACTGCAACAACCAGAGATAGCTTTCCGGAAGACAGAACAACGGCACCACGGCAGAAATTCTGCCCGTGTTTCATTGGCTCTACTTTTCAGGAGACATAAAAAAAAGCCGTGAACCCTGATGGGCACACGACTTCGAAGATTTTGAGAGGTTAACTCGACTTCTTTGTCAAAGCAACTTCTTTATATGATTTGCCTAAAAATCCGATACGGCTTTATGTCAGTAACGGTTTCAAGCATTCATTCAGCAATTATCTGGAACGGCACACCTTGTTGCCCTAGATAACTGACAAAATCTTTTGAAACCATGTTCCAAGATGTAAAACAACTTCCATCCATCCGTGGTCTGACACCTACACTCGGCAGAACCGTAATGATGGCAATTGTATTTGGGTCTTTTTCTTGCTTCACAGCAGAGAACCAAGTTTCAAAGTGTCTTTTTATAATAGTATCAAGTTTATGATTAAATTCGATTTGCAATGTTATTGTATTCCATTAGTTCCCACGCGGCATGATTGCCGCGCTTAACTTACAAATAACATTTAGGGGGCGAGTCCCTAAGGAGATGCAAACACGCGCTGCAATAAAAACAGCAAATAGTTGCAGATTTACCACAATTTATTCAGGAGGCCATGATTTTACCTGGGAAACTATCGTACAGCTCCACGAGTTGCTCCAACAGCAACTCAATGGCACCAGCTACCTTTTTATGGTCTTGCCTCAGCTCCTGCCTCATCTGATTAACAGATAGACCGTCAATCATCATAAGCACCAGAAACCTCTGGCTGGCAGCCCCAAGGCAACGCCTTACAGATTCACAGCGCGTTACAGCCGCTGCCCGCGAGATCATGGCATACTCGATATCTGATTTACCGCCAGACTTCCCGGCTTCTGGATCTCTGCCACCGAGAATGCCCGTTTCATAATCCCTTGCCCACATTTCTGCTGCGGCCACGTGTCTATCCTGAATGGCTCCTGAATTATGCAGTGTATAGAGTGCTCCTGAAGAGCGCATGTGCGCTGTTCGTTTGCCGCGCCTGTCCACGATATCTGTTTCGATAATATCGCCCTGCTGCATACGCTCTGGCGTAACTTCTCCCGAATAGCCACCAGTAGACGTCAAAAGGCGTAATGCCTCATGATGCTCGGCATCTGTTGCAGCATGTTCTTTTACGCATTGCGCCAGGTAGATCCACGTCTGGCTACTATTGATGGGTGATACGCGCATACCATCACACATACCGACCATAAAGATCTGGCCAGATGTGTCGCGCAGGATATCCCCTGCCCGCACCGCAATTTTTACACTGTGTTCTGACTTTTCCACGTTGCCCTGCCGCCTGTTCGCATATACCGTCCTCTGGCGTCACGGGGTTGTGGTCGTGAATTCAAGCGGTGCGCCATGCTGGCTTCCAATTCGGCATTGGCGCGCCGCTTTTTTTGTTCTGCCCATTGGTTGCGCAGAAACTGCACGATTTTCTGCCTGATCACTATCAGTCTTCCACTTTAGCAATCACGCCATATTTGCTGTGCAAATAGTCAGCAAGTTCCTGAGGATGGTCAAAAGCCTTATTATTGCTTTTTCTATTCGCAGCCCTGGCACTCAGAACCACCCAGAACATGATAGCTCCCACCCATTCCATAGGATGACTATCAAGCCATACGCCTATGCCAATGGTGGCAAGGACAAGCACAAATGTGCTGATATTCACCATAATCCCGCCTATTGCCGTTTGTGCAATCAGCAGGAATTTTTCGTCGGTTTTCTTCACGCTGCCTCCGGTGGCGGGAAATAGTAAGCCCGGTAGGCGTCTCGGCTGAATGGAATATCTGGCAGACCATTTTCCTGAGCAAGAGTTGGCCATTGCCTGGTAACGGCACCAAAATCCCGGTTTTCCGTAAAAGCCGTCTTCCATAACTGGCTTGCCCGCGCCCAGTTATCCTCAAACTCCTGCTCCTGAGCCGTAAGAGCACGCTGTTCCGGCGCATCAGATGCAGCCTGTTCCACAACGCCTTGGGCTTCAATGGCCCGCAACACGGCTGCCTCAAACACCTTCAGGCGTCTGGGTGTTTCGCCATTCTTGGCCATCGTGCTCTTGTGCGCCTGAATAGCAGCAACAATGCAATCAAGCGTTGCCCCTATGCCCAGCCACCTTTTGGCGAATGACACAGCATACCCGACCTGATCATCCCCAAAGCCCGATGCGGTGAGGATCTTTGCCGCAGTCTGCTTGACCAGAGCCTCTGGGATCTCCGGTTTTGGGTTTTGGGTTTCCCCAGAAATAGAACCAGAAGGAATATATGTATCTCTCTCTGCTTCTAGATCTATGGAAACCGAAGAAACCGAATTTTCAGAAACCGAAAACCCATTGGGTTTTTTGTTTGGGTTTTGGGTTTCGGTTTTCCCGCCAGCAACCACGCCCATCAGAGGCATGTTCCGCTGAGCTTGTTCCGCAGCAATTTCACGGGCGCGGCGCGCATCACGTTCTTCTGGGCTCTCACCCTTGCGGCACCGGCCACCCTTCATCCCGTTCATGCGTGCAGAGATCTGCTTGCGTGTAAGGCCCGGTGGCACATCACCTGTTTCTTGCGCATGCTCCCAAGCTAGATCTGCCTGAGCCTTGCGCGTTTCCCGATCTTCTTTGCGTAGCAATTTTCCGTACAGATGTGGGCTGAAGAGAGCGCCATGATCATCACGCGCCATAAACCCCGCCTTGATAATCTCAGGCAGTGCCCACTCAAGATCTGAAAGCTCTATCCATGCCTGCCGCGCGATCTGCTCGTCTGTCAGAACAAGGCTGCCTGCCCGGAAAACACACGCCCGCAACTCCTTGAGCGCATCATGCAGGTTTGTCACGATCCCCCGCAACGCAGGGGACATTGAGCGCAACATCTTGAACGGTGTAACAGCGTCCAGATCAAATTCAGCCACATCTGGGCGTATCATGGCACTAGCCATTCTTTACCCTCCCAGGCGTAATGGGTTTCTTGCGGCGGAACATCTCAACACGTTCCAGGCCCAATGCTTCCAGGCAAGCGTCACTTACCTCCCGGTTGCAGTTGCTCCAGTTGGAAACGGTGCCCTTGTTCCGGCCATGCAGGCGGGCGAAGGCGTTATTTCCGCCAGCACGCGCCACCTGTGTATTCAGTTCTGAAAACACCTGCTCCAGTGTCAGAAATTCCTCAGCCATGAGCGGCCTCTCTATCAGAGACTATGTAAGGCTGGTTCTCTTTCTGTACCTGATGCAATCGTGCCAGAGCACGTTCAAGGATATGCTTACCCTGCATCAGTTTGGGTGCGATCTCGTGCGCTTCATGTGGATCTATGCGGCCATCCTCAAGGATACGCACCGCCGTGCCGAGCACGTCTCCAGATGTGACGGCAAACTCGCTCATATCCTGGCCAAAATCACCAGGGCCAACATGCAGCGGTATCGCAACATAACCGAGAGATTCAGCATAGACCATTAAAATGGGTGCATGCCCTGAAAACTGGTGGGCGGCCTGGTCTAGATCAATGGCAACATCCAGCGGCACAACAGAAGGCTGAGACTTGTTGACATAGCCACTCAGTTGCGTCTTTTGCACACGTGTAAAGCTGGCAGCCACATCAAACGTGCGAATTGTATTGATAGCCTTAAGCGTTGCCTCTTTTATGGAGGCAACAAAGGCAGAAGAAAACGGGGCCGTCATGGGACTATGACGGAGCCAAGTATGCCATGTTCGCCAAAACGCGCGTCTTTAGTATATGGCTCTACTTCCCCGCAAACAAATACCTTCTCACCCAAATCAAGGCGGATTATGCCATACCTCACGTACACCATCGGATTTTGCACGACGCGGCTTTCATGAGTGCCACAGATACTGACCTTCCCGCTTTCAATCAGCCGCCGAGCATCCCCGAATGTAAGGTTCTGGTTATCCAGACACTTTACAATACGATAAAGGATCCCTGTTCCCTCCACAGGAACTTCTATTGTTTCAGACTGACGGGGACAGCCAGCGCCACCAACAGCATTGGGTTTTTCAGCCGCTTTCTGTTTCAGGTAATCCCTGAACTCACGCAGCATTGCTGACTTCAGTCTTTCTGCCAGTTCTTCAAACTGGATCATCTCATGCATAAGCATGCTAGAAGAAGGAGGAACGGCGGCCATAGGGACTAATTCCTGAAGAGACTCAGCCGGGACATCGAAAAACGGACATATTTCATGGGGTGCATATCTGCGCACAACCATGGTCCGGAGATCCTCTTGGGAAAGCTGAAAAAGAGAAGTGCTGCAGGGTGTTTTCACTTTTGAAAACACCCTGCTCTATCTGCTAGACAGCGCCAACACCAACGAAAGGAGACTCTTCCATGTGTCCGGCAGATAAACTGTTTTAATCGGGCCACCATCAGCCCGAATGTCTTGAGCCGCCGAAAGCCCCTGGCAATCTTGCTCTCGCTCCTGATAGGACGCCCAAAGAGGGAAATATCCTCTACTCCCCTAAGCTCTGGGAAGAGAGTTCCGTGCTTAGCGAAGCTCGCAAGCCTGAGTGATGAGCTTCCCAGCTTTTCCAGAGATGACGGTAAAGGGTGCGGGCTGAGCAGAATTGTCTGAATGGCCCACTTCCGAAGCTCGATATCGGCCTGATGACCGTCCAGGCAAGCAGTCTGTGATAGCGGTTCAACCTTTAAATTGATTTGCACCGCATCACTGCCAACTTGTCGGATATCAGACCCTGCGGCATGACTGGTTTTGTTACGACCAATCATTTCACAACTCCTGATTGTTTTTCAGAACTTTTCGCATCAGCGGCATTGGGCGGTACGTTGCTGTACCGCCCGCCATCGTCCATCATGCGCTTGGAACCAAACATGAATGGAGACGATTCTTTATGAAACCCGATTTTATTGCGCATCCAGAAGACCAGATTACGCGCGAAGGCCTTATTGCTCGGTTTTACAATGCCTACAGCACAGACGTAAAAACCAAGGATGAAGCCCTTAATCTTGTTTCGGAAATTGCTCAGGCAGTGGATGGCCGCAGAACAGATGCAAGGTACAAACCTATGCAGCCACCCACGAACCCTCCCAAAACTATTTGAGGTAGGCTTTAGCAAGCCTTCTACCGTGTTTATTTTGTGCTTCCATTCTTCGTAAGAAGCGGAATGCTCATCTTGGCACAAAACAACGGCACGGTATCTGCGCTGTTCACGAATGATGCGGGCAGTGCAGATAAAGGCACTGCTGGCTAACACTAGGCCCATATAAACAACCCGAACACCGTTCGGCTGACAGGCTTCAGACCTTGCGGCATGATTTTCCTCATGAGATGTCATGCCGCAATTCCTTCATTTACTTTCTGCTCATCGCCAAAGAGATCTGGCCGAAGGCATGCGCGATCAATCCCGCTGGCAGCCTCTATTTCAAGGACACGTTCAGCAGGAATGCGGCCTTTAGCCTTCCAACTTTGGACCGTTGATGGCGGCAGAGACAGCAGCCTTGCTGCCTTTCGTGTTCCGCCCATCTCGGCAATGATCTCATGAACTGTCTTCATGAGCGGAATGTGCGTCTTTCACGCACAAATAGCAAGCGGAATTTACGCATTGACACGTGCGAGGATTTCGCACACAATACCCCCATGTCAGAATGCCATGTAACAGAACGTCTAAAAGAGCTTAGAGAGCGGGCGGGTTACACCATCCGTGATTTCGCACGAGAATTAGGGTATGGTGAAAAGTATTCATCTTATAGAACCTACGAAACTACCTATAAGAAGGAGTTTCTTCCTCTGCTCATGGTCAAGCAAATGGTTCCTTTGCTTGTAGATAGAGGGGAGCCTCCTATCACCCCAAACGAAGTATGGAACCTCGGTGGGGTAACTGCGGGAGAAGATGGGCTCACTGCAGCTGCTGCCCGTGCCGAAATGGCGTCTGAATACGGACCAAGAAAAAACGGGTCCATAAGGATTCGTGAGTTTGATGTGTCGCCACAGGCCGGAGCAGGAGCCATTATGGATGAACATTGCGGGATTGCAGAAGGGAATCCCGTCGTAGCGGCTTGGGAAATTCCGAAAAACTATATTGAAAGCTATCTCCCAAACTCGGAAAGCTTGGCCATTGTCAGGGTTATTGGGAACTCAATGGAGCCGGACCTTAATGCGGGGGATAGAGTGCTTGTGGACACGGAGCACAGAACTCCATCGCCAGATGGCATGTATGTTTTATGGAACGGCCTGGGCGTTGTAATAAAACAACTCCAAATTGTGCCCAGATCTTCTCCTCCGGTTGTGCGTATAATCAGCATAAATCCCACCTACCCTGTTGATGAAGTTCCTTTGGATGATCTTGTTATAAATGGCCGCGTAGTGGGAAAATGGACGTGGAAGTGATTTAATAACAAATAGTTAGGCTCGGCACATTTCGCCTGTGCATTGTTGTGCGTTTTTTACGCTTGCGTTTTGTGCGTGATTGTCGCACACATACTCCATCACAACCCGTGATGGAGAAACCCCATGGCTCAGGGATTGCCCCCAGCAAAGCCGAATAGGTATGCCTTTGATATAAAGCTAGGCACAACCCGTTCCGACAGACAGAACTGCGCGAAGGACTTCTGTGCATCTTGCGCAGAAGATTTATGTCTTGGCGATTTGCTTGATGCTAAATGGTTGGATCAGGCTGCTGACAAAGCTGAGCTCCTCGCACGCGCTTGCCGCCAAGAAGCTGCAAGAAAGAGGAAGCTGGATCATGATATTGCTATAATTCCTAATCTCAAGAGGCTTGTTCGCAGGCTTAAGGGGCAGGATGCATGAGCATGCCCCATACCACACCAGTAAAGCGTAACCACGTCATCAGCGCCGAGGATAACGCGCTGATTGAAAAGATCGCTTCACGTGTAGCGCCCCGGAACAGCCATAAACGCGCGTTTGATCTGGCCTGCACAATGCTGACGGAATGCCACCGGCTATGCCGCCCTCTTGCTCTGGCAAAAATGGCCGCGGCAGATGCTGATCAGATCCGTGGAGATCTGAGCACGCTGCGCCAGCACTTTGACGTTGGCAGTTGCACCCTGCCCCACACCGTCAACCTGCGCTTTGAAGCCAGATTTTGGCAGGAAAAATCATGAACGCCACACAAGAACGTCGGCAAGCTATCTGCTCGGCCTTTCGGGCTGCCCAGAACGCCGTGCCCATGTTTGTGGTGTATCGGCCTACTACGCTTGACCGCCCAGGCAAGTGGTTGGCCCGGATGCATCTGTCCCAGCCGGAAAGCCCGACAGACTTGCTGATTGAGGCTGACACGCTGGATGATGTCCGCAGCCAACTCCCGCCCGAAACAGTGAACATTGGCCGTCATTTTTCAGATGACGCCGTAATCGAGGAGGTCTGGCTGTGACCCCGACCATGCAAAGCCGTGCCCCTGCTCCTGCCCTTCCTAACGTGCAGGCTCGCATCCGCCGCGCCGGTATCATGCAGGCTCAGGCTGATACCCTCTTTGTGGAAGCCGAACGCATTGAGCGTTTCCGGAGCGCATGTGCCGCCAGCAACAACCCTGATGGTGCAGCCATATGGCAGCGCATTGCTAACGCCTACCGTACGGAAGCTGAGGCCTGCGTGTTTGAAGCCGACAAGCTGGTGGGAGCCCGGCCATGAACACGGTGCAGCAGATAGACACCCTGCAAAAGCGCGCAGACTGGCCAGAACGTGCCCTGATCCGCGCTGCCACGCTGGCCGGAAAGGCAGTTGCCACCTATCGCGGGCTATCCCGCACCATAGTGGGCGAGATCACCAACGCGCTTGCCTTTATCGCGCTGGGCACTGTGCTGATGTGCTGCACAGATACCGGATGGTGGCTGCTTGGCCTGTGGGCCGATGGCGTAACAGCCGCAGTCCTCTATCTGGAAGGTGTGTCCTGATGGTACCGCACCATGCACCTGCCCTTAACCGTGCTCGCCCGCGCCCTGGCTTTGTGTCTGCTCAGGCTCTGCGCCTTAGCGCTCCTGCGCCACGTGGCGCCACGCTCATTGATGACGGCCGACAGATCGACCTGGAGGAAGCAACAGGCCGTTTCCGGCCCAATGAAGCCGCAGAACTCAAGATGCACCGCCACATCGGAAGACGCCTGCGCCAGAAACGGCAGGAACGCGGCCTGAGCCTGCCAGCCCTGGGCAAACGCGTTGGCCGCTGCGGCCAGCAGATCCAGAAATACGAGATCGGGCGCGATGCCATAAAGGCCGCCACCCTCTTCCAGCTTGCCGATGCCCTAAGCGTGCCCATGGCATGGTTTTTTGAAGGGTTGGTGTAATGACAACTGTCACCATTGATGTGGATGTTGATGTTGATATCTCAGATCACCTGGACGAATGCACAACATCTGAATTGGCAGAGGCGCTTTCTGACAAGCCGCGGACAGAAGCAATGGCAGCATTGCAAGCAGTGGGCCTCCTCAGTGTCACTGACGAAAACCCGGAAATGAACGATCTGGAAAACATGATTGCCGCTTTCAATTCAGGTGATAGGGACCTGTTTGAAATCTCACTGCGCAATCTATTCCCAATCGCCAAAGAGCAGATCGCATTTGCGATGTGCCACAAGCAGTTGAACCTCGCAGCATGACATTTGAAGAAGAAGACGGCTTCGACGGTCAGAACGATCCTGACCGCGTTACTGGTGGGATCTCTGCTGATCGGCTGCGCAGCATTATTGAGCGCGTTGAACGTCTGGAAGAAGAACGCAAGGCTTTGGCAGGGGATATCAAGGATATCTACACAGAAGCCAAGTCAGCCGGGTTTGATATGAAAGTCATCCGGCAGATCATCCGCCTGCGCAAACAGGAACCTGCAGAAATTGAGGAGCAGGAAACCCTGCTCAGCATCTACCGCCGCGCTCTGGGTATGTGAAAATGAACGAAGACCAGAAAAAGAAGATGATGGATCGGCTCAAGAAGCTGCTTTCTCTAAGCCGCAGTGCCAACGAGAATGAAGCTGCTGCTGCCCTGGCAAAAGCCCAGGCGTTAATGCGTGAACTGGAAATCACGGAAGATGACCTGGAACTGGTGGACTATGCCACGGTTGAAAGCCCGGTTATCCTGATGCGTCCTGGTCACCGCCTGCCAATTTATGGCGGCATGCTGACTGGCACCATCGAGAAAGCGTTTGGCTGCAAGGCTATTTTCTCGGATAGCACAATTATCTGGCTCGGCCCGAAGTCAAAAGCAGAGATCTCGGCCTATAGCTGGACCGTCCTGGCTCGCTTGCTCAGCTCCAAGCAGGCAGAATATTCCTTTGTGATCATGCTCCAGGAGCGGAACCCCGGACGCCGTGCCGCCAAGGCTGACACCTACTGTGAAGGATGGGTGTATGGTGTTGGCCAGAACATCATTGAGGAAAAACTGTCTGAAAAGGAAAAGCGCCTGACGAGCCTTTTCACAAAACAGAAATTTCCCCGCCTGGGCACAATGCAACAGCGCGGATCCGGCCTCAGCAGCGACGATTCAGGCGATGCCTGGTCAGACGGCATAAAGGACGGCAAGAACACCCGTCTGCACTCCGGCATCCAGGCTGACCACAAAGGCCAGATCCGCGAAACCCGTTACCTGGGAGCGGACGCATGATGGATAAAGCAATGAGCTTGCCACCAAAGATGATGAGCGTGGCTGATGTTGCTGATCGGTGGTCAGTATCATCCCAGACCGTTCTAAATATCATCAGACGTGGCCAGTTAAGGGCAATCCGAATTGGATCACGCTACCGAGTTCAACCTACTGCTGTTTATGATTACGAGAGCACCCAGTGTCACGCCCCAAGTCAGCTACCCCCACATACAGCCTCTGCAACCGTGGCGGGAAATACTACGTCCAATGGTGGGACGGTAAACAAAGCAAGCGCCTTTCGCTTGGGACAACGGATCGGGAAGAGGCAAAGCGCGCATTAAGGCAGTTTCTGGCTGGTGTAGATTCACCAGCCGCACCTGAATGCCCGCTCATCTCTGATATCTTGGCAGGCTACATAATGGACCGGACTGGCCGCGTCCGGAATATCGCCTCAATTCAATATGCGTGCGCTGCCCTTAACGAGCACCTTGGGGATCTCCGGCCGGATCATATCACCACTCAAGTCAGCCGGAAGTATGCGCAGAAAAGGCGCGCCCAAGGACGCCGAGGCGCAACTGGCCACGGGAAGCCCCTGAGTGACGGCACAATCATCAAGGAGATTGTCACGCTCAGGGCTGCCTTGCGCTGGGCCGTCAACGAGCGATGGATCCAGACAGCGCCCAAAGTAGAGGCACCACCCTCCCCCCATGCGAAAGAGAGATGGCTGACACGAGCCGAAGTGAAGAGGCTTCTTGAAGTGACTGAGACGCCTCATGTCCGCCTTTTTATCCAGCTTGCTCTGTACACCGGCGCACGGACAACCGCGATCCTTGAGCTGCAATGGGACCAGGTTGATTTCGAGAGAAACGTCATCAATTACGGTGCTGGATCCGGGAACAAAAAGCGGGCAATCGTGCCGATCATACCAGAGTTGCGCGAAGTCCTATGGGAGGCAGCAACGATTCGCACTCGAGATTGTGTAATTGAATTTAGAGGCGGCCCAGTGGTGAGCATCCGCCATGCCTTCCGTGAGCGCGTCAAAGCAGCAGGGCTTAAAGATGTGACCCCTCATACTCTGCGGCATACCTGCGCCACCTGGATGGTCATGCAGGGGGTGCCATTTGAGATGGTTGCCAAATTCCTGGGCAACAGCGTGGACATGATAGAGAGAGTCTACGGCCACCACAGCCCTGATTGGCTCCGCAAAGCCGCGACTGCGCTGTCAGGATTTGCCGGGTGA